CTTAGCGATGCGTGCAATCGAAGAAAGAATGCGACGTATCTCGTCACGGATCCTGGACCGTGCGCCCTTACTCGAAAATCCCGGACTACTAGCTAGTTTTCGAGAGTTAGACTTAACACCTAACAACCCACCAAAGAACCATTCGCATGCTGAGGCAGCTTCGGAGAGATCTCATATCAGAGGACTCGCGAACTCCTTGGCATTAGACAATGGGCTAAGGCCATATGTAATAAATATGTCCACCTCTGAGCAAAGCACTGGATCCAGTGGCACCCGCCATACATACTGGGCCCATGATCTCTCAGCTCACTACCAACATGACAAGACTCAGTCCAACGACTTTAGAGTCTATATTGACGTTGATTATTATATCGACATGCCGAGCGACCTGGTAAAACATGTGGCACCTAGGCTTATATATACAACTCTCGCCAGAGCAGCTGGAGTTCATCATGAATCTGTTTATCGAATTGTCGATAACAAGTTCGAAATGAACGTCGCTGGGGGAGGGCTGTATTCACATGAGCTGTGGAACTACTGCCAGGATCATATCATCGTGAAGAGAAAATTACCAACGCCTCGAACTGTTGTGTACAAAGTTGAAAGAAGGTCAATTGGGGAAAGCAAGCAATTTGTGCTACTGATTCCCCTGCGAAAGTTTTCTTACCACACTTGGTTTGCTTATAAACTTAAGTGCGACAAGCTGAAGCGTTTCACCCCCACGAAAGGCGATTTTAACATTGTGCGAAGCCTTGATGACAAGGCCAGACACACTGTCACTATTTCCAAGAATGGAGGTTTTAACGCTACCAGCATCACAGTAGGACAACTTGAAGGAATCGTGAATAGAGGTATAGCCGCTGCTCGTAATAAGCAAAAGTTATTAACCTCTACTATTGAAACCATGCTCACTGGACCTAAGGAGCGCATCAAGACGGATGCTGCTCTATTAAGCCTATTTGTCGCAGATGTTACACAGGATATCTATAAGGACGCTCATGCGATGGTCCTTCCTGTTGAATACTCTGTCAACCGATACCAAATCACGAATGAGAAAGACTTTGACCAGGATGCCAAGCCAAGCATGCATCCATTTGGATCTTCAATTATTAACCCTGCCTTTGCACCTGACAACACGAAAGGTAATGAGATAGAGATGATAAATGAAAGAGTAATCAAAGTTGCCACGAAGGACATGGTTGCCCCTCAATGGCTCGTGCGCTTCATGAGAGATTATGTTGCATATATGGTCCCTAACCCGCAGACTTTAGTCCCGGTGGACCTAGAGGAGGTCTTTAATAGACAGCCTCGCCCAATGCAACAAGCTATCTTGAATGCCGCTGAGCTTTCGGGTGAACATGAGGAAATCAAAAAGATCAAGTCATTCATGAAGAAAGAAGCTGGAGGGCTCTGCCCCAGGCCTATTTCTACCGTGGAAGGCACGACCAAACGTGATTACTCTTCGTATATGTATGCCTTTAAAGAGGGCGTCATGAAACTCAAGAAATGGTATGTGTTCGGTAACAACTTAAATGCGATTGGTGAAAAAGTTGCTGACATTCTCAGCGATGCTTCGAAAGCCGTTATGGGAGACTTTAGTCGGATGGATGGGCGGACTGGAAACCTCGTCAGGGAACTTGAGCGGATGTTGCTTATGCGTGCGTTCAACTCAAAGTACCACGAGGAAGTACTACGTCTGCATGCCCTGCATTACAACAGAAAAGCCGTTACAACACATGGGGTCGTTTACGAAACCTTGATGTCTAGGCTATCTGGAGGGGCTGACACCTCTGACTTCAATACTGATACTACTGGATTTGTGGCATACGTAGCCGCTAGACTTCAGGGCGCAAGCACATCTAAACCCAACACCTCCAAAGTTGCCGAGGATTTTCTCGATGCAAAGTTGGTTGCTGCAGGAGATGATACTGTTTTCGCTGATATTGACCAGGATGTTTTTACCAAGGCCGCTAAGGTCATGGGACAAAAACTCACTGGCGAAATCGTCCTACGGGGAGAACTAGGTGTAAACTTCCTAGCCCGATACTATGGACCTGAAATCTGGAATGGAGACGCGAACAGCATGTGTGATTTTAAAAGACAAGCTGCTAAGCTCTTTATGACTACTGCTCATCCCAATACTATCAAGCCGGAGCAAAAGTTGTATGAGAAGATTTTGAGCCTCTCTACGACAGATGCAAACACC